ACAACATTTACGTCGCGATTGTCTTCAATCGTATCGACTCGAATGGTGTTAGCAGGGAGAACAATCTCGTTACTTACGTTAGGCTGAAGCGTATGCTTCTCGCGATTCCAATGCCAGCCCATGCCTTGAACAGAGCGGCTTGTCTCATCGATGAGGTCTGAAGCCATTTGTGCATCGATGGCAGCACCGTCAAGCGTGTTGACAACCGGCTCGCCCATAGATGACAAGCAGATGTTAACTGCTTCCAGCTTCGTCATCGGAGTGTCGTAATAGGCCAAATCAAACCTCCAATATATGTTAAAAGAAAAAAAGGGGAGAGATTTCTCCCTCCCCAGATTGAAATTACGCAGCGCGAATTTCGTAGAGGCATTCGGGGCGCAGAACGCCGTGACCGACAGCCATCTTGGAAACCATGAGCGTACCCTGACGCCGCATGTCGTATTCCATTTCGCTCGACAGATCGAGCAGCTTAACAGTACCCATCGCCTGCGGGTGCATGAACAGACCAACAGTGTCAGAAGCATCGACAGTGTACTTGGACGAGTAGTCCGGGTACGTGCCGGTAGCGGAAGTGTGATCTACAGCGAGGTTGTTCGACTTCACGATGGTGAAGCCAGCAACCGTCTGCACCTTACCGTCAGAGTAAGAACCGTTGTTGCCGGGGTTGTAGAACATGTTGAGCAGCTTGTCGCTCGATACCAGCGAGTAATAGGTCGCCGGAGAAACGATCAGGTAGCGCTGTTCAGCCGGAATGTTCTTCTCATCAAAGTTCTGGGCGGCAGCGAACGCAGCGTCAACAATGTCAGAAACAGAGGGAGTAGCGCCAATCGAAGACGATACAGCGTTGCCCTGACCAACAGCACCAACACCTATACCGCCAGCACCCGTGTCGCGAGCAGCCTTTACGCCAAGCGACAAGAGGTTACGGTCGTAGGTCTGAGCCAGAGCCTGACCCATCTGTACGGAGTATTCGCTGCGAACATCGAAGTGAGAGATAGCCTCATCGATGCGAGCAACAAAAGTGTTAGCGATGAGCAGATCATCGATGGTGATGACCTTCTCGTCCTGCTGGATAATGTTACCAGTGATTTCAGCACCCGGAGTATGGTACTCTGCAATGGTCTTACCGATTGCGGGGAACTGAGCCGACTTACCGCTCGAAATGTTACGAACGCGAGTCTTGTCTTTCATAATGGTGGCAGCGTTAAACGTAGTCAGAACTTCGCCGCTGAAGACCTTGAGAAAGAGTGCGCGTGCGTCACCAGCACCAAGCTGCTGACCAATACGCGAGGGAGTAGCATTTGCCATAATATATTTTCCTTCCGAAAATTATGTGAGTTGAGTTGAAAAAGTGTAGAACCCAATCACCGTACCAGTTGTCCTATTGTAGCTCCGCAAAGCTTATCGTTGGGCCGGAAGGTTTAGTTGTATCTACTTGTGTCTAGGCTGCTTACGTCTGTTAGCAGACTTAGACTTAATAGAGAGATTGCTAGGTCTATTGTCAGTTGGATTTAAGTTGTTGTGATCCACTTCCTTGCCATTAACAGCAGCCTCTCCGTGTCTTTTGATCATCAAACGCCTAGCGCGTTTACGCATTATGTTAGCGCGTCGGCGCTCTGGCGTCCGTGATGCAGAATATTCTTTTGCATAATCACGAGCCATAAAATGATCCTTAGAAAATGTCAGAGCGTCCAAGCTTTCGCTCAACGTCCCTGCGGAATGCTGGGTCTTCTCTATAACGAGGATCGCTCATGTCCTTCTCTAGTTCTGCAACGGAGCGATACACGCTCGCACCTGCCTTAGCAGTCTGTCCACGAACTTCACGAGAAGGCTCAAAGCCAACCTCTGCATCATAACGAGCCTTCAAACCTTTGACGGCCATCATTGCAGATGCAGTGTTGCCACTGTTAACTGCCGCATTATAAGCGGAGATTTCATCCTCAGAGAAATTGTCAGCGGCCCATGAGGTAATCGAATTATACGCATCCTCACCGCCAACAGACTCAAACACGGTGTTACGTGTTGAGGCAATAAGCGCCTCCTGCCCAGTGATAAACTGGTCAACAAGCGATTTTGGAATGCCAGCTTCTTCCAGCTTTTTATACTGGCTTTCGTTTAGTTCTCCGTTCTCCCAGTAGGAGGCAGAAAGCTCATCAAAGTCCAATCCAGCTTTCTCAGTAACCTGTCGAGCTTTTTGTTCAACCGTTTCGGTCTCTTCGTCGTTGTCTTCTCCTTCGTCGGCATCATTAGCATTCTGCCTCTCTGGTTCTTCCAACGTCTGCTCAACATTTTCCTCCGTATTGGTATTGCTGCGGGAACCTAACTTCTTCTCAAGCTCAGAGTAGGCTTTAGCCATGTCCTCTGGGCTTTTGAATTTTTCGGGTAGCCACTCAGGACGGTCGTCAGCGGAAGAGTCAAAGTTATCGCTTTCATACTTTGCGGCTTCTTCTTCGAGCGTCGGTTCAGCAACATCCTTAGACGTGTCAATAGACACAGATAGAGTCTCACCCATATATCAAAATTATCCTTGTGGAGGTGCAGCTTGTTCTTGATCTGACTGTGCCTGATCTTCACGTGCTGCCCTGTCTGAAATGCCCTTAACAATGTTAGGGCCAAGTTTACCTGCAAGATCGCCACCCATTTGCAGCATCTGCTGCTGCATTTGCTGCTGCTGCATTGCTTGGATTTCCTCTTGCGATTTAACAAGACCGGCAGAATCGATGCCAAGTGACGTAGCCACTCGACTAATGTAGTCGCCGGGGTTCATGAATTGCATAAGTATCTCTGGGCCTAGCGGCTGGAGAGCCTGCAACAATGACATGTATTTATTAAGGTCGTGTCCACGTCCTAGCGCCTCAAGCCCTGTAACGATTGCAGGCTTGACAACACCCTTTGGTAGGGCAGGTAGACGCTTGGAACGAGTCATACGATCCATGAGGCGGTTTACCAGCGGAAGCTGGAACTCTTGACTAAGCACAGAGTAAACACCACCTAGAATCTGCTCAAGCTCAGCAGACATGAAGCGTATCTCTTCAGCAGTCACACGCTCAGCCTGACGCTGGACAGCAGAGTTCATCAAGAACGCCATAGCCAGTCTGTCAGTGATCGTCTTAGCTGCCTCATATGCAATACGCATGTCAGCCTGTTTGTCAGACTTAAGTGAAGAGATGTCATCTGCCTTGCCAAGGATAACGTCACCGCTTTCAGCTTTGGTAACATCCTTGATACGAGTCAGACCATTTGGGTTGAGCAGGTAGACAACTTTCGCTGCTACCGCAGACGCCTCTACAATCGCCTTTGACAGACCTTCAAGAGAGATAAGATCACCAAGGTACTCTTCAACGTAAGATCGACCGTAGTCTTCTCCATCGACAGCATTCCAGCGGAGTGCCATGAATGGAGGTTTGTCTACAGGGAAGCGACCTTCAGAACCGGGAACACGCTTACCGTTAATCTCTTGGTACATCTTCCAATGTACACGCTCGTTTTCATCGTCACAGCGATACCAGCGAGTGTAGACCTTTACAGTGCGTTCCAGTTCTTCGTTTTCGTTTTCATCTGCTGACGAGTCATCAAGCAGTTCGATTTCAGTTTTGGAGAGGGAGTAAGGGCTGACTTCATCCTTCGCAATAACGTCAAGGACGTTGCCCAACACATCACGCTTAACGACATAATTGTCCAAGCGCCAGATGCGAATACCTTCCTTGGGAAGATAGAGCAGGACATTACCTGCCACAATCAAATGTTTTAATGCGAGGAAAACAGGACTGCGAAGACCAGAGCCTTCGATTTCAGTCTGCACTGCTCGCTCAATTTTAGAAAGACCCTCGTCAACAATCGCCTTAGAACCGGGCTGACCGGTAAGTTCGTCACGAGTAAAGTCATCTACGACTAGACGGAAGAACGGACTGTTAGGCGGAAGCAACGAGAGCAATAGTTTGGAAGCTAGGTTGTTAACGCCCCTAGCGCCGATGCCTTGCCACGGTGTGTAATAAATCGTGGACTTAGAGTGTGCCTGTGGAGGCACAAGTGTTGGAATAGTTAGCTCGCTACATCTGCGAGCGCGATCCAAGAACGTAAGGCGATCCGACTCAAGGGCTTCATAACGGGCTTCACAAGTCCGTTCATTGTAGTCCATGTCGCTCCTTACATAGAGGAACCACCGCCGATACCAAGACCGCTACCACCAGCACCTGCTGTCATAGTAGTGCCTGTGATACCAAGGCCGGATGTTCTGTATTTTTTCGTACCAACAGCACGTCGCTCTAAGGTTTCCGCCTGCTTAGGTGCGGAGGTCTGCGGGGCAGACTGTTCCAACACAGGAGGCGGAGCGGGAGGCGGCGGCGGAGGAGGCGGCGGATCAGGGCTACTAAAGCACATCTTTTGCTCCTAACATGTTTTCTCTTTGTTGATCATAGACGAGCTTCAAGTGTCTAACGACACCAATAGCTCCCCGGTTCATCCAGATTTGACGTTCAGTTTCGTCAGGCTCTGGCGCCTTGTCGGGGTAGAGCCGCTGGAGATAATCC